CTCATTGTTTGACGAAACAGCCTTTGAGCTGTCGCCTGTACCAGATTCTGGTTATACGGCAGAGTTGCATTACCTGTTCAAGCCAGCGTCTTTGACGGTTGGCGGCGACTCAGGTACGACAATCCTGTCTACGGATCACCCTGATCCGCTACTGTACGGCACCTTGGTTGAGGCTGCTGTGTTCCTAAAAGAAGCTCCTGACGTAATAGCCAACTTCGAGGCTCGGTTCAAGGAAGGCGTCTCTCGGATGAAGAATCTGAGCGAAGGCCGTGGAACCAGAGACGAGTATCGATACGACTTATTGCGTACAGGGGTAACCTAATTGGAACCAATCAAAGAGCTTGAGGGCAAAAAAGTAGCAATCATTGGTCTGGGAGCCTCCCAGATCGACTATGTTATTGGTAAAGAAAACAGCGTCGAATGGGACGAGGTGTGGTTAATCAACTCAGCCTTGTCGGTATTCGATTGTGATCGCGTGTTTATGCTCGATCCTGCCAGCCGCTTTCTTGACACCGAAGATGCAGGCAACCAAACCGAGGTGATGCGTAAGCTGCTGCCCACGTTTGATAAACCGATTTATAGCTGCGAGCTAGACGAGCGCGTACCAGCCTTGGTCGAATACCCGCTTGAAGAGGTTATCAAAGACCAACGCTGCGCTTACATGAATACTACTGTGGCTTATGCCTTAGCCTTCGCTGCGTGGAACAAGGTGGGCGAAGTCGATCTGTTTGGCATGGACTTCAGCTACAAGAATAACCTGCACTTTGCAGAAGCTGGCAGAGCCTGCCTTGAGTTCTGGATCTGCAAGATGATTGCCATTGGCATCAAGGTTGGCGTAAGCCCAAGATCTTCGTTGCTCGATCAAAACGTCGAGATGCAAGACAGGCTGTATGGCTACCATCGCCTGCCCAACCCGAAAATAGCAATGCCAAACCCAGAAGGTGAATGGGTGGTCTGCAACCGCTCAGAGCTGGCGCAGATGGTTAAGAAACACAAACTAGAGACGGTAGAGCTGCCGTCCTCGCCAGAGCCGTATAAGGGATAGCTATGTCACAGGGTGTTTTTCAAGTTGGTCAGGTGATGGTTTCAACGACTGATAACCGTGGCCACGATGCAGAATTTTGGGCGAAAGAGACAACCAAGAAGATTGTGGGCATATCGGAAGAGGCTGAGCCACACATTCGTTTGCAAGCTGAGGCTTTCCGCAATCAAGTTTATACTCTAATATTGATGGGGATGAAGAACGCTATAGCTTCTGACCGAGTTACGATTCGTGGTTTACTTGCGTCTCAGGGGCATGAAGACATGGCAAAAATAATCAAGGAGCTTTGATATGGCCATCACTTCCGCAATTCCTACCAGCTTCAAGCAAGAGCTTTTGGTTGGAACTCACAACTTTACAGCCAGTAGCGGCGACGCTTTTAAGCTTGCGCTTTATACGTCTAGCGCGACTCTTGGTGCTGCTACTACAGCATTCACCACGACGGGCCAAGCCAGTGGCACCAACTACACGTCTGGCGGCGCTACGGTTACATCAGTAACTCCAACGACTTCTGGCACGACAGCGGTTTGCGACTTTGCCGACCTTACATTTGGTACGGCTACTGTCACAGCTCGCGGTTGCATGATTTATAACGACACTCAGGCTGATAAGGCGTGTGCAGTAATTGATTTCGGTGGTGACAAAACCAGTACGGCTGGCGATTTCACTATCGTCTTCCCAAGCCCCACGGCTACTGGCGCTATAATCCGGTTGGCGTAATGGCTCATGCCGCTACAAACATTAGATTTTCAACCGGGCATCGACAAGGAGGGCACTGACTATTCGGCCAAAGGCGGCTGGGTAGACGGTAACCTCATAAGATTCAGAAAGGGTCGTGTCGAAAAAGTAGGCGGCTGGCAAAAGCTCGGCTCAAATTATTACCTTGGCACAGGCCGAGCACTTCATTCTTGGATAAGCCTTGGCGGTGTTCGATACCTTGGCGTCGGTTCGACGTTTAAGTATTACATCGAAGAAGGTAATGCCTATTACGACATTACCCCTATCAGGGCAACCACTGCTGCTGGCGATGTTACCTTCGCCGCAACTGACGGCTCGTCCACGATCACAGTAACCGACTCTGCTCATGGCGCAGTAACCAACGACTTCGTGACATTCAGCGGAGCGGCCACCCTTGGCGGTAACGTGACAGCGGACGTGCTGAATCAGGAATACCAGATATCACTGGTTACGGGCACTAACACTTATGAAATCGTTGCAAAAGACACGTCTGGTGCGACGGTTACAGCCAACGCATCGGACACAGGCAACGGCGGTGCAAGCGTAGTAGGCACTTACCAGATCAATGTAGGGCTAGACACGTTTGTTAAATCGTCTGGCTGGGGCGTGGGAACTTGGAGTTCTGGCGGCTTTGGCTCTGCATCGTCAATCAGCTCGGTAAACCAACTCAGGTTGTGGACGCACGATAATTATGGCGAGAACTTGATCATCAATCCTCGCGGTGCAGGCATCTATCGCTGGGTCGAAAACAATGGCACCAGTGTTAGGGCGCTTGAGCTTTCTGGTATTAGCGGGGCAAATTTAGTGCCCACAGTGGCTCTTCAGGTGATTACGTCAGAGACAGACCGCCATTTAGTGGTTCTTGGCGCAGATCCGATATCAGGTGGCGCTCGCACTGGGGTGATTGACCCCATGCTGGTGGCGTTTTCAGATCAAGAGAATGAGTTGGACTTCGAGCCAACAGCCATCAACACCGCAGGCTCTTTACGGTTGTCTTCTGGCTCTTTTATTGTCGGCGGAATCAAGTCTCGGCAAGAGATCCTTGTTTTCACTGATACCAGCCTCTACAGCATGAACTTTATCGGGCCACCGCTCACGTTTGCGATCAACCTGATTAACGAAGGTTCTGGGTTGTTGTCGCCCAAGTCTGCTGTGAATGCGCCAAACGGCGTGTTCTATGCCAGCAAGACAGGGTTTTACTTCTACAGCGGCTCGGTCAAGCGCCTGCCCTGCACCGTGCAAGAGTACGTCTTTGAAGACTTAGACTTGGATCAGGCATTCAAGTGTCATATGGGCGTGAATACCGAGTTCAGCGAGATATGGTTCTTCTACCCCAGCCTCGAAGACGGCACTGGCGAGATCAGCCGATACGTCATTTACAACTATGAAGAAAACCACTGGTCAGTAGGAAGCTTGATTCGTTACGCATGGCTTGATGCAGGCATAGAGGATCTGCCGTATGCCACTGCAACCAGCAGCTCTCAGCAGTGTGTTTTCGAGCACGAAACTGGTTTTGATGACTATGAAGACGCTATGACTGGAGTTTTCATCGAAAGTGCTGACTTGGACATCTCGTCTGGTGACTCATTTACTTTTGTTAAGCAAATTATTCCTGATATGAAGTTTGTCACCGAATCTGGGGTTAGCGTAGATCCTGCGATGAACATCGTGCTCAAGAGCAGAGATTACCCCGGACAAAGCCTAACAACCGATTCCACCACGCAGGTCACACCGACAACCACGTTCAGCAATGTGCGTACAAGAGCACGGCAGGTGGCGTTTCGGTTTGAGAGTGACGATGACAATGAAGCCAACAACCAAAAGGGATATAAATGGCGTCTCGGCTCGACTCGGATTGACATTCAGCCGAGTGGCAGACGTGCATGAGCAGGCTGCTTGAGACTCGACTGCCGTTCTCTCTTGGCGACGATGTCACCTCAGAAACCTTCAATCGGTTGGTTCGCATACTTGAATTGAACCTTGGGGCGGTTGATTTCACCATTTCGCCGCATTTTAACGCTACTCAGATAAGCGAGCTTCAGTTTGCAACGGGTAGTATAATCTTCAATACTACGAACCAAATACATCAAGCGTTTGACGGCACTACCTTTAGAGACCTTTACAGCCATCAAACCTATCCAACTGGCCAAACAATTACCGCTGGTATTGGGGCCGTTACAGTGAGTACGCCATAATGGATGCAATGCTACAGAGTCGAATTCAAAACCTAATTGGCGGCGATATGCCAATGGGCGTCGAGCAATACGCAGAGGGCGGTGAAGTAGATATGCCCGGCCCTAATTCTGGCTTTGAAACAGACTTGCTAGAAGGCGCTGTTGAGGGTCTTGATGAATCGGAAAGCATGGGGATGGGAATTCCTAGCATGGCCCCGTCTGAAAACCCAAACCAAGATTTAGAAGCCGCCATTAGCGAGTTGATGATGGCTCGCGGTCAAGCCGACGATGAAGGCGAAATATCATATATCGACGGCTTGATAGGCGCTGCCGAAGTTGGTGCTAACGCGCCTATGGCAGACCTTGCTATGGAGCTTTCTCAGGCTGGTCGAGGTGGTGATGTCACGTTAGCGCATCTTCGTAACGGCGAAATCGTTTTGCCACCAGAGTCAATGGACGATCCAGCGTTTGAGTCTGCTGTTGAGAAGCGGCTTATCGAGCTAGACATGGATCCGCAAGCAGCGGTTGTTGGTGCTGGTATCGCAAGCCTCAACCCAATTACTGGGTTAGAAGAGTTTGGTTGGTTCAAAAAGACTTGGAAAAGCGTCAAGAAGGTTGCAAAGAAGGTCATTAAGCCGCTTGCAAAGGTTGCTCAGTTCATACCCGGCCCTTGGCAACCCATTGCGGCACTGGCAAACAAGGCGTTCACGGTTTATGACGTGGCTAAAGGCAGGGCAAGCCCATTGGCCTTGGCTACCGTAGCTGGCCCATTGGCGACTGGCGGGAGCTTTACCAAAAACATTGGGGATATCACCAAAGCTGGAAGCGGAAGCTTTTTGGGCGGAATTGGCAAGGGTCTAACAGGAACCGCTGGAAGCCTGAGAGGTGGCATTGGCTCGTTATTCTCAAACCCCGCTCAAGCTTTGACCAAAGACCTGCCTAACTTACTCAAAACCGCAAACTATCAGGGGATGTCCCCAGCAGATCGGACGGCTGATGCCGTTTCTCGTCTGCGTCAGCTAACACAAGATCCTAACGTAAATAATTTAGTTCAAGGTTTTCGCAAGGCTGGTATGACGCCTGTTCAGCAGATTCAAGCTTTACAAAAATCTGGCGCTGGCGGCTCCATGTTCGGGAACATTTTCGGCGGTCAAACGACGTTAGGCAACGTGTTGGGCGGAATTGGCGGGTTGGGCGGCCAACAACCTATGCCTTCCCAACAATATCAAGTTCAGGCTGGCGATACTCTTTCGGGAATTGCAGCAAAGCACGGCATTCCGCTGGAATTGCTAAAGGCTAATAATCAGCACATTAAAGATCCCGACATGATTATTACGGGCCAGATGTTAAGGCTTCCCGGCGGCACGGCAACAGTTGGCGCTGGCGGTATCGGTGGTATTGGCGGCATCTTCAGCGGAGGCGGAGCTGACGGGATTGGTAATTACGGCGTTGTCGGTGATGTCCTTGGCGGACTAACTGACAAACTTGGACTGACGAATTACGGCGGCGCTCAAACTGGCG